TATTGGTAATCTGCCTGAAGGAGTGACATGTCGAAATTGAAATGATTCCCCTTGTTATCGTAGGATAATTTGGTTTGCTTCACACTGCCAGTGCCATATGGTATCACTTCGAAATCATCAGCAGTCCTATAAAGTTTATAATACATATTGTTTATGGTGGTGTTTTCTATTTCCGAAGAAGCTATGGTGTAAACTGTGGGCATCCAATCTTTGGTTCTCGCATACATCCTGAACTGTACCTTTTCTTTTGTCGAGTAGGACGGTTTCAGATTAGTTATGTTTATGATGTATTCGTTCTGATCGTCGTCGTCAGAAGCGTTGTAAGTTGTTGTATTGATCGTGCTACCGGAGAAGTATTCGGTAGGAATAGATCCGGAATCATTATGCCATACATCGAAAAGGTATTTCACTGGTGTGTCAACTGCCACCGATGCCGAATAGACACCCGTTGATACATATCCGCCCGTTACCACATATACACCTCCTTGCAGCGGGAGCCGCAGACCGACAGGTGCGGTGGTCCCCGAGTACATACTCACATAAATGCTTCCGGTCCCAACGGCAGGCACATTGACAAATCTCCCTCGAAACTTATTGTAGAAATAAAGAGTGTTTAGGTTATCTTCTGCTGGCAACAGGGAACTGCTTATGATAAAGTCGTTTCTGTCATCTGTAACTGCCGAGTTCCATCGCGCCTCGATATAAGGTCTTTTGAAAAAGAATTCGCTGCCACGAGCGAAGAACTTTTTGGTATAATAACTTCGGGCGGCATTTTCTTCGCTGGCAGTGAGATGAATACCGACACCGTAATTTGTTATCGTACCATCTACCCATTGTTCCACTAGGCTCGTTATGTCAACCTCCAAGTCCTCAGTGCCATTTTCAAAATAGGCATTATAGTTGCTGGAAGTGAGGTAGTCGCCGCCGGGCGATGTCCAAGAGACTCCAGTAGAGGCAGATATCCAATTGGATGCTCCGAGATCACTGTAATCTTCCATATCTAACCCGAACCCCTCTTCCCACGATTGAGAAATCGGTTGTATAGTTAGGTTGAATTTCGTTGGAAGGGTTTTGCCATGAACTGCATTCGTTAGTTTCAGGATAAAGTTAGTGCTGCCGCTTGCGGGGATCGTTCCTGCCGCTCTATCAGATACGATAGTAGATACTGGAAACTGTGTTAAAATTCGTGTTAGTTCTAGGGAAGAAGAGTTCGCTTGGCCAAATATCGAGAACACTTCCACGACATCAGACTCGCCCATGTTCGCAAGACTGCCCGAATCTATCAGGTTTGATTTGTATGCATCCGTTATCGAGTTGTCTGCGTCAGCAATATATCTCTTAATCGCCATTATCTAATAACTCCCTTGATATCAACATTTAGGGATTTCAATTCCACAATAACATTGTTTGGTATATTGATCATCCTACCATCGGCAGACAGATTTTCTTCGAAATCATAGAAGACATCAGAATATGCGCCGCCCACTCTTAGAAAAGCTTTTGCACTCACCACGTCGAGGATCCCCTCAACATCTTTCAGAGTGGAATATATATCAGATATGTATATATTCTCAGAAATATCATAATACTTGTCGAACTTTCTTCCCAGTGCCGTGACGGCATCTGATAGCAAATCGATGTTGTCTTGGTTGACCGTGCCGTGACGGCATCTGATAGCAAATCGATGTTGTCTTGGTTGACCTCTCCAATCGCCTCAAACTGAATACCAAAGTTAACTATCTTTGCATCTAACATATCAATTGAATCTGTTATCATCTTGTTTTTGTTCAACCACGTCTTCAGATTACTCTTCAGCGATTGATTAGATTGAATAAGCTTTCCGTCGTTGTCTTCGGAGACAATATATAAATTCAAGTTTCTTTTGAAAGATCTGTTATCTTGGATGACATTAACTCGCTTTACCATACCGAAGCGATCTGGCATTGCATAAACCATATTCATATAGTCTTCTCTTGTAACCGCCCTGTGCTGAGTTGCAAACATTCCCTGACTTCTTATTTTCACCTCTTGAGATGTTGGAAGAGAAACACTGCCGACAATAGGAGTATCGTTGTTGACCTCCAGAGATCCAATTACATTCTGAATAAGTGACGGTGATAGGTCATTTTCATTCTCGAACGAAAAGTTGACAGTGCGAACAGAAGATAGAGCACCAGCGGAAAGGTTATTGCCGAGACTGCTATTCACCCGAAAGCGAACCCGAAGAGTTGTGTTTGACGGTGCGACACCAAACTTATTAGAGTCAACGAGTCTTGAGGGATCAATCGCAGTATCTGTAACATAATCTTTCCCATAGGCAAACATCACCACGGTGCTTGGTTCAGATATCGCACTAGACTTGTCAGAACTTTCATCCCCAGTTCCAAATTGTAGTGTAGTGATGTCACTAGCTTTCTCTACCACGAATCTCCGCGATATGTATCGTGGCTTTATGAGAGAAGGGGTATTTTCTCTGTCTTCTGAGTTCGTATTGGTTATTGCCCGGTAGATTACATTCTGGGAGAGATTCTCCACTTCGTAATATTCATTCCCCTCAGAGTCTTCTATCGATATTACTTCAGCAATATCAGTGCCGCCGAGTCGGACCTTCAAGAACCTTTCATAATTTCCCACCGTTATGATTTCCTCAACGATTCGACCAGAGACAACTTGTCCATAGCACTGTATGGCATAAGATGTGGGCAACCCCGTGTTGCTGTCAACGGCCGATACAACAACATTATTGCTGGTATCTGAAAAGTCTACGTCCTCTGTCAGCATAAATTGTGTATTATTATCTGACGATAAAGTTGTCCCGCGTTTGATCACTGGTTTATATGCGGCATTTGGTTGGCCAGCGGATGTAGCAGGAACTATAATATAGAGTGTTGCGGTACCATATGAAGACGGGCTCTTGTTTAGTCTATATCCCAATTGGCGAGCGTGCTTTACAACATTATCATACTCAATTGCTGTCTCTAAAAAACTTTCGTTCGCCTGGTAATCTGTATAGAAAGATAGTATATCTCCTACATAGGCGACAGTATCCATCATCAAGGATCCGAATCCTGCCTCTGAGAAATCTTTGTATGTATCTGGATAATACTTTCTGGCATAGTTGACCAGTTCGTTCTTTATCGAATTGAAATCTCTATTCGTATAATTAATCGCTACTTTCTTACCTGATGGCATCTCAAAACTTCTCCCCTCTTAGATCTCTACCAATAATGTGTCGCTCAATCCGAGAGGTAGAATCTGATATGTTATAACTATCTTCGAACTATTGCTAAAATCCCCTAATGCGGCGCCGTTGTCGTTAAATTCTATATTTAGTATCGATATGAATGGCATATACTTGTCAACCTGTGACGAGAGGCCTGACCTAATCGCCGAATGTGTGAGCGGATCATTTGCTTCGAACAGATAATTCCTCATCCCCACACCAAAGTCTGGAATCATCATCCTCTCTCCGGGGGCGGTTAACACAAGATTCTTGAAATTTTGCTTGATTACATCAAGCATTGTGGGATTGAGAGCGAAACCCGCATACATCGGATCTTTTCTTAGCGGCAGTGATGGCGAAAATCCTGACATCGTATATTACTCCAATCCGCGCCTTTTCTTTTCTTCGGCAGAAATACGCTCCATGTCTATACATAGTTTTTCGTGAAGCTTTTTCTTGTTTTCCATCCCCTCTTCTTCTCTTTGTACTGCTTTGAGATCCAAACTAATGTTCTGTATGTTATCCGCTGCCACGATTGCATGGTATGCCCATCCAATCGGGGTATGCGGTGGTGACGGGCTATATGGCACCACATCAGATGGTAGGGATGCATATGCGATTGGTGTCACGGGTAACGGAAGTGGATATCCTGGAAATACGGGTTCTGGTTTTGGAGGACTCGGTATAGTAATCGATCCGCCTACATCTCCCCAGATAATCCAATTAATCGTTTCTCCTCCGCCATTTGCTACAGAGATTGTCTCCATTTTTTGAGTCTCTGGATTTATCACAAACAGCTGGCCAGTAGCGAGTCCATATCCTTCGGGAGTTTCGAAGTTGGCAGGATCCACTGGTCGCTCCCCTTTGAGTATTGCTATGATTATATCACTAGCATTACAGATGTCAGGATTTTGTCGTAATCTTTTGAAAGTTCCAGATGAAAAGTCTGGAAGAACAGTGCCACTAATAATGATTGGCGGATCTAGCGACTTCAGCTCTTCAATTATTCCCTTCCTTACAACTTCTAAGTCATCTCGGTATGTGCCAAACAATATGGTTGCCATTCTTCTTATGTCTCGCTTCATCATCGCGAGAATAAAATTTTGATGTGCCGCCTCTCTAGGTTTGAGTATTTCGCCGGTTTCAAAGTTTTTGGCGCCTGGGAAGCTGGCAATGTCGCTAGATGCTGCATATTTGTCATAAACAGCTTGGGCATCGTTATTGGCAGGGTTATAGAACCTAAAGAACACTTTCTGTAGATAAATATCAAAAAAGTGGTTACCTGTTTCAGATCCCTTCGTTATCCTATCTCTCAGCCTGAACGTAACCATTTCATTGTTGTCAAGGAACTCTGGTGCTCCGGGGTGAGGAGAAAGCGGCATGTCGGCGGGGGAGCGTCGTATTACGGTTGGGTATTCTCCGGCGAAGTCGCCGACTGGTGGTGGTATTACACCCTTGGGAAGAATAACGTTTGTTACAAAGAAGTTTTTATCATTCACACCGCCGGGTGTCATATCTGGGTTTAGATGCTTCATTGTCTGCGGAAGGAGTTTTCCAGCATGTCCTGCCTTGACGATTGTGGATGCCGGTCTTATAACAGGATCCATAAATTCTGCCAACCCTTTAAAGATTTGCTTCGGAGTTTTCACTGCCAAGTCAAACAACCCTGGATTTCTTGTGTTTCCTTCCGTTCCGTAATTTGCCATTGCGCGGGCAAACTCTCCTCTATTGCCCCCTCTCTTTTTCTCTTCCGTTGTCTCGAATGTATAATCGCCGCCGTTGGAGATGATTTCAAATAGATTTTTTAGTTCAAACTTCGTCTTATCAAAAAACTCGTCTGAAAGTTCGTTTGTCATATTTGCATAGATCGATACGAATGTCAGCATCGCATCTCCTGGTACAGAATATTTGAAGAGGTATTGGTATATCGATGAATTCTTCAACGATGTCGTTAGTTCTTCCAAGTAATTTTTTCGATATATCCGCTGAATATCGCTATTAGCACGGATACTAAGAATCTTTTCGAGTAAATCTGACTTTGGGATCCCGGCGGCTTCGCTTATTGGAATCTCAACAGATCCAAGGGGAAGTAGGTGTAGATACCTCTCGAACCATTTGGGATTCCCGAAGTTAGAGCCAATCTCGTCATCAGTAAGTATATTTGGAAGTGGGCTGGCCGCCCGGCCGGTTTCGTTGCCTGGATTCAAGTAAAACCCGTCTTCAACTTCTCTTTGTTTGAATGCCTCGTATTCAACATATGTCCTTTCGGCGGCGACAACGTTCGGGTCGTATATAAAACCCTGTGTGCTAAATGCGAGAGTTCCATCGTCAACAAAACCAATGGGTATCTTTCTGTGTCCTGCACGGGTTGCCGCGTCGCCGGCGGCTGCACCAAGGATGGCATCTTGCGGGGGGTCAGGATCATACTGCGTGCGGCCGAAGAGGGAAAACTCTTCTGCGGGGGGGATATCGACGAATGTCTGATCTGCTTCAACAGGTGGTGGTGGTGGTGCCACATACACCATTCTCAGTCCAAAAGATACTTCATCAAAAATCTCTGTTCCTAAGTTTTCCGGAAGCACAGCTGGACCTTCGAGGAATTCTTGGAACTCATCTATGCTCCAGATTTGTTCCGTTGCTATGTTTATCTCTCCGCCGAGAGTGACATTAGGCCCTTTTCCAAACTTCTCAAGAAAGGAAGAATCATCACGTTCAACACAAGTGCGCTTAGAAGTATTAACAATCTCTCTTGGACTCAAAACCTGGGTTGCACTCGATATCTCGCCTTTCAGGTTTATTTTCGTTGGGTCGGGTGGTGCATTAAATCTTTCTCCTGAGAAGTTATCTGGGCCGCGACCAAATAGGTTATTTTGCTTTGTCTTCACATATCTTTCTAATATGACTTGTCCTTGTGCTGGTGCTACACCGGTTCCGTCGCTCAGAAGAATAACCTGCTTCTCTTCCCCTGCTGCCACCCGCTCGGTGCTCTTCACTTCCGAAACATCTATGATATCCCTAAGTTTCGGGAATGGCACAAGCCACTTATCAGCATCATTTCCTGGGAGTATATTTCTAAAAAACGCTTCAATTCCGCCTTCGAAGGAAACGTCGGCGAGTGCCACCGGAATGTATGGCACTGCTTGGGTCCCGGTGTCGATGCGCTTTGCGGGGCGGATATCCTCTGGTGCTTTTCTGTTTCCATCACTGTCATATCGAGGATCCTGTGGTCCAGCATTGCTGCCATGAGAGACGAGGATAGGTTCGTCATTCCACTCGTAAGAGAAATTGCGTGGTGGGGATTCTCTACTGATATCCCCGAAGAACGATATTACATCTTCAACCCATGCCGCAAACGCTTCTTTGGGGTTCGTGTTCGTGTATACATATGTATCATCAGTAGAGAGAGAGGTATAGAACACCTCGGCACTATCATTGAATTCCTCTCCCTCGTCTATTTCGAGCTGGGATATCTGTTTACCGACCGGAATCAGAACTTGGCCGGTGGCCAGTTGGGCCGCAAGTCCGGTAAGAAATGCGGCGAGTGGGTTGATGGCGCCCAAGAGTAAGGTTACGGGTAAGGCGAGGGCGACGGCGGCGATGAGGTTACCATTCGCCACATGCCAAATATCATATATCCTCAAATATTCTTCATATTGTTCATCTACCATTTCCTGTGCAATGGTTTTGGGACTGGTTATATCAAAAAACCTAGACCTCGCCTTGTCTGTATCAAACCCAGGTCGGTAGATATCCAACAGGGGCACTCCTTCTTCCAGGAACTTTTGCGAGTATGATGACTCGCCCTCCTGAGTAACTAAGTCTTGAAATTTCTCCAGCAACGAATATAGTTGCTCTTCTATGAGGAATCCAATCCGGCAATCCAGTATCTCTTCCAGCGGAGTTGTGGGGATAGATATTGGAGAGTTGACATCCTCGCAGCTGTCGGGTGACTCCGATGCACCCGCAGGTCCGACAAACAGATCAGCAGCGGAGGGAGTTTGTGTGCCTTCCTTCACAGTGGGGCGGAACCCATCATTTATTGTGCCAACAGAAGTGGCATCCACAATCTCAAAAATATCAGCATTCCTCGTATCGATGAAATCCTCGTCAACAGTGACAGTGTCTGCTGCTTGTGCAGCGGCACCAAGGTCACCGGCACCGGCAAAGCCGGGTGCCGAAGATTTCGACGCATTGTATACGGCGGCAGCATCGTCATAAGTGTTATATATACACGGTCC